GGATCTCACCATCGACGAATACGAAGGGCTCCTGAACGTCCTCGACCACAAGATGGGCGACAGCCGCTACGACCCCCAGCGGGGTCTACCGTTGGATGGTGAGTGATGAAATGCCGATACTGTACGAAGCGGAATATGGCTCCGACTTCTGCTCCAAGTGCGGCCCGCAGCGTAAGGAGACTTACCCGCGATATACGACGAAGAGAGGGAGGCGCGGCATCGAGAGTGCGAGAGATTTGCTGCACAAGAGAGAGAAGCCAAGAGGAAGGAAGCGAAGAGAAGAAGGGAAGCAGAAGAAGGCGCGACAGGCACCCAGGACGCCGAGCACCTCCGGCAAGAGTAGAGCTCAGGCGAACCTGTAAGACTTGGGGCGCCGGCCGCGCCCCCGCATTGTAAGATCCTCCGAGTTCAAGGATCAAGCCGGCCGGCGCCCCCGGGGTAGGACAACCGGGGAGTAAGGGATGAGGGCTGAAGGCTGGGTCATCAAGGGAAGCAAGATCAATCAGTCGGACAAGATCGCTACACTATGCAGGCCGGGTCCACTGTGCCCGATCCGGGTCTACCTGACCCTGGCGGCCTCAGTCGACAGCTGGGGCATGATGGAGGGCGACAAGTGGACCCTCAAGGCCGAGCTTGGCAGGAAGGACGAGCACCACGGGCCCGACGACTTCCTGGCCGCCGTCGAGGAGTTGATCGAGGTCGGCCTGGTCACCCGGTGGTGGATCCAGAGTAACCCCTGGATCTACGTGGTGGGCCACGACGAGGAGAACGGGGCCAAGTGCAAGAACAGATCGAAGCGTCCCCAGGAATACCGGCCACCCCTGCACCAGCTGAACCAAGGCGGAGACCTGGGGGATCTTACTCCGATCTTAGATCGATCTAAGTCTGGCCTAAGATCCAACCAAGATCCGGACCCTTCCGCGCGCGCGGAAGTTGAAGTAGAAGTAGAAAAGGGAAAAGGGAGGAGGGAAAGGATCCCCACCCCCTCCCCTCAAAAATCTGATAAAGACCGGGGCCCGACGACGAACCCGGACCCCTTACCCTTAGCCCGACCCGGCCACCTCTCGGACCCTCCCCAACCACCGGGAGACGCCGGCAAGGGCACCTCATCGGAGGCTGACCATAGGGGGCAAGCCGGAGACGGCACCCGCCCGCGGGTGTCCCCCTCGAACGCGGGCCGGCCTCGAGAACCTGCCGACCCCGGCGGGGGTGCTTCAACTACTCCCCCTGCCCCCGTCGGGGCTCGGCCTCCCAAAAAGATCCACGTTATCGACCAAGCCCCCGACACCCCGGGGGACTGCAGCACCCCAGACCCCCAGCAGTCCGCCGCTCAAGACCGAGCAGAAGCTAGCTGCAGACCCCGGGGTGATTCCCCCTCGCGTCTATCCGAGATCCTGGAATCCCAGATCGGAGACCGGGCGCTGATACCCACCAGGGCCGACTCGAACGAACTGGTCGAAGTCCAGGAACTCCAGCAATACTACGCCAACACCTGGGGGCGGGAGATCGCCCCGGTGATTCCCCGCGGAGACAACCTCACCCGGATCCTGGAGGTTCTCCGCCACCCGGCCGGAGGGTGGGACGTCTGCAAGGCTGCGATCCGAGGTCACCACAAGATCGCAAGCAAGGACGGGGCCCAGCACGGCCGGGAGTTTCGACACGTCTTCCCGCCAGTTCGAGAAGGCAACCGCACCCAGACGGCCAAGGTCGACCTGGACCGCGTGTTCGAGTACGCCCGGCACGGAAGACCACCTCGGCGCCGGGTGGAGCGGAAACCGGAGGAGCCGAAGATCAGCAGGGAAGAAGCAGAGGCCGCGGCGAAGAAGGGACTCGCAGCTGCAAGGGAAGCGATCAACAAGGAGGCGAGCGGATGAACACCTACCGACTGGAGCGGACGCCCTGCAAGCTCTGTCTGGGTGCAGGACATTTGAACGGGGACACCTGCCCGCGGTGCAACGGCCGGGGCTACATGCTGAAGAAGAAGATCAACAACCCCTATCGGCAGAGGGTGAACAAAAACGGAGACCAGGAGGAGGTCGATTGATCATGTTTTGTATTTGCCCGGTGGATTCTGTCTGCCTGGAGGACGCCGTCCACGTAGGAGGAGAACTCCTGCTGTTTCACTCGGAGAAAAAAGCACAGTGGGCGATCGAGAAAACGATGGAGCGGGGCCACAAGTTCAAGCCCTACCCGGTGGAGATCTCGATCCTGCCGACTCAGTTCGGGAGGGAAAAGTGATCGTTTTGGAGGCTGCGGCGTGAAAACGCACAGGTGGCAGAGGACTTGTCCCACGCAGGACAAGGTAAAGCCGGTGAGTGCCGGAAAGGGAAGTACCGACCCGGGTGAACAACCCGGCCAGCCTCCATCTTTTTTTGTGCGGGGAAACCAAGGGAGTCAACACTTCGATCCATTGTGTGCGGAGTATTCTATTGCTCGCCCGGGGGGTTGCTTACCCCGCCCAATCCCCCGGGCAATCTATAAGGGGTAAGAGAATGAAAGTCTACGCAGACAGATCAACAGATACCGACAAGCGCAGACAGCGCAGGGGCCGCCGGGCCGTCAAGGCTGGAAGAGGAAACGAGGAGAAGGTCTGCGGCGAGTGCGAACGCGCCCTGGAGGAGTACGGCTGCAAGGGCCACGCCGAACTAGGCTATAAGTCGAGCAAGGACGTTCTGATCTCCACCGGAAACGGAAACATCGTTTTCAACCTGGAGTGCCGGGAGGGCGGGAAGGTCGACTGGCGGAAAGCCTACCGGGACGCGGTGCTGAAAATGCGGGGGTGCTCCCAGCCGGTGGCGCATTGTACCGACCACGGGGATCTCCCCGTGATGGTGGTCGGCTGGAAACTCGGCCGGGAGATGCTGGCCGCGATGGTGCGGATCGAGGAGGCGCAGGAGAAATGAGCGATCGAGATCTACTACGTGCCGCTGGGGTATGCGCCCTCCTGGCCGCTGGTTGTGGTGCGGTCCTCTGGGTTTTTATCAAGATGATGGGAGGCTGAGTTGACCGACATCGAAGTGATCGAAGCAGTAGCGGTCGAGCACGGGTACGAACCGGACAAGCAACCGCTCGACGCCTGGCTGAATGATCGACTCTCCCTGCTGGAAGGCCTGGGGGATAACACGCTCTACCGATGCCGGTGGTGTCAACGGCTGTTTGGATTGGAGCGGGGACTGGACGAGCACCTGAAGGAATGCCCGAAGAAAAGAGAGGTCCGCCTTGAGAACACGAAAAGCCCAAAGTGAGGCCCGCCGGCTCCGCATCCTGGAGGCCGTCCGCAAGAATCCGCACTTGACCGCCCGACTTCTGGCCGAGCGTTTCCGTGTCTCGACCGCCACGATCAGATCTATCTGCAAGAAGGCGGGGATCAAGCTGGAGCAGCGGGATCTCCTGGAAGAGAAGGACGCCCGGAAGCTGGTCAACCTGCCACGCGATCCCGAGTGGGGATACCACGGGATAACAAGGGAGGCTCTTTGATGCGAATGCGAAAGACAGAAGCGGACGCCAAGCGGCAGCTGGTCCTTGAGGCCGCGAGGGCGAACCCGGACCTCAACTCGATGGAGCTAGCGGAGCGGTGCGGGGCGAACGCCTCGAACGTCCGGAGGATCTTGACCGACGATCAGATCGGGAAGCGGGGCAAGCCCAAGCCGAAGAAGACGGACGGCCGCTTCGCCCGTAAAACCTGCCCCTACTGCGGGAAGAGGATGCGGGCCGCCGGCTACGGTGCCCACATGAAGGTGAGGAAAGAGACCGGCCGCTGTCCCACCGGCAAGCCGAAACGCAAGTGGACACCCCGGAAGGTCTCCCGGTACGTCCGGGACTGGAACCGAATCCAGAAGCAGGAGGGGGAGAACTGGTCGATGCTCCAGGACGTGGAGGGGATGAGTTGATCGGACCCTTCCACACGAACCGCCCCGCCTTCGGAGACGCGCTCGAGCTGGCGCGCCAGCTTCCAGACGAGTCCGTCCACTGCATTGTGACGAGCCCGCCCTACTGGGGACTGAGGGACTACGGAGTGGAGGGCCAGCTGGGGCTGGAGAAGACGCCGGAGGAGTACGTGGAGCGGCTGGTGGAGATCTTCCAGGAGTTGAGGCGGGCGCTGCGGGCAGACGGGACGCTGTGGCTCAACCTGGGGGATTGTTATGCCAATCAGGGGACACAACAACCCCAGAAGAACTTGAAGGCGCTGGCGGATCGGATGGCTCCCCGGAAGAACCCGCGGGCCGTGAATTGTGACGCAGACGGGGAGATCCCCCGAGCAGAAAAACACATCCCCCCCGGCCTCAAGCCCAAGGATCTTGTGGGTGTCCCCTGGCGTGTGGCCTTCGCCCTCCAGGCGGACGGGTGGTATTTGCGATCGGATATCATCTGGAGCAAACCCAACCCGATGCCTGAGTCGGTGACAGACAGGCCGACAAAGGCCCACGAGTACCTGTTCTTGTTGTCGAAGTCTGAGCGGTACTACTACGACGGGGAGGCGGTCAGGGAGCCTTCCACGGAGCGGGCCAGTGGAAACACCCACCGCCGCCTCGGCCCAGAGTTCGACAGGCCCGACGGGCACCGCGGGGCCTCTGTGCCCTACACCCCAGACGGCACTGGCCGCAACCGCCGCACCGTCTGGACGGTGCCCACGGTACCCTACCCCGGTGCCCACTTCGCCACCTTTCCCCCAGACCTGATCAAGCCCTGCATCTTGGCGGGGTGTCCAGCTGGGGGGATTGTTCTCGATCCTTTCCTTGGATCCGGCACCACCGGCCAGGTCTGCCAAGACCTCGGCCGCGGCTGGATCGGATTCGAGTTGAATCCGGACTATGCCCTGCTGATCAAGAAGCGCACAAAGCAGCTGGGGCTATTCATGGAGGCCAAGTGAAAACCGTCCGCGTACAGATCCAGGCGGACAAGAAGTTCTGCGGCTGGTGTCATGGCCGCCGGACAGTCTGTAAACAGATCATCGGAGACGAGGGGCGGCGGGACTGGTGCGATCTGTTTGCCTTGGAGCTGGAGAACGAGAAGGGCCAGCCGGTCAGGCATCCGAAGTGCAAGGAGGCCGAGTGCCCAGAGTGATCCGAAAACTCCTGCACTACTTCCAGGCGAACGCCTACAAGGAGATCTCCCTTGACTGGTTGGTCCGGAAGTCGAAGAAGAGTCGGGCGACGGTCCTCCGCTACATCTCGGAGGTGAGAAGGAACTGCCCGAGAGGTTGGAAGCTGGATTGCATCCGAAGAGACTACCGGACTTTCTACAAGTACAGGCCGACGGCCGAGAGTTTCCGCCGGCAGAAAACCCTATTCGAGGAGGATGCAGCATGAACGACGGATTCAAGGCGGAGATCTACCAGGCGGCCCTGAATGCCTGGGGGTTGCCCGCACAACTCGCCATGCTGGCAGAGGAGGCGAGCGAACTTTCGGTCGCGGCCCTCCATTGTCTCCGCGATGCCAAGGAGAAGAGGGCGGCGATCCGGGATCTTGTCGACGAGATGGCCGACACGCAGATCATGATCGAGCAGCTGGCCCAGGCCCTCGACGTCGAGGACTCGGTGGAGCGGGTGGTCCGGTTCAAGCTGGAGAGGCTCCGGGGGAGGATCCCCGGGTCGAGCAAGACCCGCTACCTTGTCACCTGTCCCAAGTGCGAGCGGCGAGTCGAGACCTACTGGGACGACTACCCACCCGGTGGGGTTGCGCCCGTCGAGTGTCCTTGCGGTTACCTGATTTTATCAGAGAGCGAAGGCGACCCGGAAAGGATCGAGGATGCCGACCAAAATTGAATGGACGGACGAGACCTGGAACCCGATCACCGGCTGCACTCCGATCTCCGAGGGGTGTCGGAACTGCTACGCCCGACGGATGGCCCATCGGCTCCGGGGTCGGTGCGGGTATCCGAAGGACGATCCCTTCCGGGTGACCCTCCACCGAGACAAGGTCTACGATCCGCACGGGTGGCGGAAACCCCGCCTGGTGTTCGTCTGCTCGATGGGGGACCTCTTCCACAAGGACGTCCCCCTCGACTGGATCGAGGCGGTCTGGTCGGCGATGGTGGTTGCGGAGGCTCACGTCTTCCAGGTGTTGACGAAGCGCCCGGCCCGGATGCTGGAGTTTGTCACCAGCTGGATCGACCACATGCGGGCGGGGTCGAAGGCGCCGGTCAAGAACATCTGGCTCGGCGTCACAGCAGAGAACCAGGCGAGAGCCGACGAGCGTATCCCGATCTTACTCAAGATCCCCGCTGCCGTCCGGTTCGTGTCGATAGAGCCGATGCTGGAGCCAGTGGAGTTGCGTTCGTGGGTTGGCAAGGGAGACATGCCGTATCTCGACTGGGTTATCGTTGGAGCGGAGACAGGACCCGGCAAACGCCCGATGAAAACCGAGTGGGCGTTGGATGTGAAGAGACAGTGTGAAGCGGCGGGCGTCCCCTTCTTCTTCAAGAAGGATTCGCAAGGTCGACACACACTTGATGGGAAAACCTACGAGCAGTTCCCGGAGGAGGCGACACCATGACCGAACCGCGAAACGTGCAACCTGGCGACCGTTTCCTTCGTCTCCCGGAGGTGTCGAACCGGACGGGATTCAAGGAGCGGACCCTCCGGACGATGGCCTACGAGCAGCGGAAGGGGAAGTCGAACGGCTGCACGCCGATCCCCTTCAAGAAGCTGGGCCGGTTCCTCGGTTGCCTGGAGTCGGAGCTTGACCGCTGGCTGGCCGAGAATATCAGGGAGGCGGGATGAGTAGACTTTTTCTCCACCCGAAATACGATCGGGTGCTTCGAGACCTCCAGTTTGCGCTGGAGAAGGTGCACGCCGACATCCAGGGGGTGCTTCCCTTCCCGAAGGAGATGGTCAAGGAGCGGCTGGTGAGGATCCTTGACGGACTACGAGAGGCAATCGAGAGATCTCAGGATAGCGCCAGGATAGCAAACCCTGCCCCGTCCGCCGATGTCAGTCCGGGTCAGTCTACCGACGCGCCCGACGAAGGGCCACTAGGCCAGGATTGACGCACCCCCTCACAGACTGATTCCCACTGAAGCCCCCGGTCCTGACATCACCGCGGTCAGTTCAGCCGGCGTCAATCCTTTTCATTCCCGCCCTTTGGAAACGGGATCACCCTACTGGATAGCGTAGGGATAGCAGTTTCGGGCTCCAACTCCGCCTTGAGGGAGGCCCGGAGCAGGTTGTCGGGCGCTAGGTGAGCATAGCGCCGGGTCATCTTCACGTCCTGGTGACCGAGGATCTCGGCCACCGTGTAGAGGTCTTCGCCGGCCTGGACGAGCCAGCTTGCGAACGTATGCCGGAGGTCGTGGAAGCGGAGGCCGCGGAGGCCTGCTCGGTCTCGGGCTTTTCGGAAGTCGGCCTTCACCTTCTTGATGCTCGGCGCGTGGAGCACGGGTCCGCCCAGGACGGCCCGGTCTTCCACCTCGAGGAGGACCGCCTCGCAGTCGTTGTTGATCGGCACCGGCCGCATTTTCCCGTTCTTCGTATGCTGGCCCGGAATGGAGATCACCCGGTAGGCCAGGTCGACCCAGCGCCACCTCATGGCGAGGATCTCCCCTCGCCTCATCCCGGTGGCGAGCGCCGTCCGGACTATCCGCTGCAGGTAGAGCGGACACTCTTTGATCAACCGCTTGGCCTCCTCGCGGGTGAGGAAACGCTGCATCGTGTTGTAGGGGGTCGGCAGTTTGATCCGCGGCCGGCTTCGGATCCACTTCTTCTCGATCGCCCAGGACAGGGCGGAACTCAGAACCGCCAGGTCTCGGTTGATGGTCGAGGGCTTGAGACCCGCTCGCCTCTGCCGGTGGGCCTCGATGTCCCGCTCGGTGATGGTGTGGATCTGCTTGTTGGAGCCGAGGGACTTCTTCAGGATCCGAACCTTCGACTTGTCTCCCCATCGACTTTCTCGGCCGGAGACTTTCTCCCGGTGGGCCAGCCATGCGTCGAGGAGCTCGCCCAAGGTGTGGCGGTCCCGCGGCTGGACGTTGACGTACTTCCCCTCGACGATGTCGGACGAGACCTTCCGGTATATCCGCTCGGCCTTTCTCTTCGTCCCCACCTTCTGGCGGACGTACCGGCCGTCGGGATCCCGCCAGGCGGCCCACCAGTCGGGACCCATCTTGACCTGGAGCTTCTGTCCACAACGGCAGGTGATGGTGATGGTGTCGGCCCGGGTGGGTCTTTCAACTCGTCTCGTCTTCCCGCAGCTGGGGCAGACGGTATGGCCGCGGCGGAATACGCCCACGAAGGGGGCCTCCTGGGGGAAGAGTACCCCGAAGACTGGGGGGGAAGTCAACCCCCCGTAATTGTCGACGGTGGGAACTGGGTCTGCAATTACGGGGAGTCAGTAACACGAACCCTTGACATCGTGTTACTGATGTGCGACCCTGAAAATATAGGCAGGGCGCTTGACGCCCAAAAGGGGCTTGACCCCGGACACCAGCTTGACTGGATCGCCGTTGAAGAGAAAAGATGCTCGCCGAAGAAAACCCGCTACACGAAAGCCCAAGCGGAGCACAAAGAAAAAGCCGAAGCGGAAGAAGTCACCCCGGAAAGTCGGAAGACCCTCGAAGCGCACGCCCGAAGTTGAGGACAAGATCTGCTTGCTCATCGCAGAGGGCAACACCCGACAAGCCGCGGCCCATGCCTGCGGGATCAGTCTGTCGACCCTGCAGAACTGGATCGCCGAGTTTCCGGAATTTCTGGACCGTATAAAAAAGGCGGATGCCGATGCAGAGATCGCGATGGTCAACATCATCCGGACGAAGGCTCGGCGCAGCTGGTTTGCCGCGGCCTGGTGGCTCGAGCGCCGGCACCCGGGAAGGTGGGGGAAGAACGCGATCCCAGACGACGGAGACGAGGAGAAGGGGCCGCTCGAGATGGGTATTGACGGTGGCTCTGATGATTCTATTCGCCCTGTTGTTATCAACCCCGGCGCAAGCCTCAAGGAAATCAGGAAGGGACTCGGCCTCGATGTGGCGGATCCGGAATCCTGAATATCCCGACCAGCTGCTCGCCCTGCAGCCCTACCAGTGGGACTTCGCTCTCTCGGAGTCGTTCGCAACCGGCGAGTTCGGAGGATGGGGAGCCGGAAAGACCACCTCGGGAGTGGGGTACATAGCGGTCAATGCCTACCGGGCCCCGTCCCGGACTAATCACCTCGCCGTCCTGCCCTCCTACCCGATGATGAAGGAATGGCTCGAGGAGGTTTTACTCCCGGCTTTCCAGGACGTGATCATCGGTCACAACCGGGACCGCCGGGTGATCTACCTGCCGGAGGGCAAGAAACTGTTGTACCGCTCGGCCCATATTCCACGGGCGATCCAGATGTCGAACGTGGTCTCCGTCTATCTCGACGAGCCGCACCTGATGAAGCGGGAGGTCTTCCGGCACATCGTCGCCCGGGCCAGGAAGAAGGGGTCGGACATCCGGATCGGCCTGGCGTCCCTGCCGAAGATCGGCTGGCTGTCGGAGGAATTCGAGGGGAAGGACGACGCCGAGCGCCGATGCCTGCATGTGAGGACCGAGCAGAACCGACACAACCATCCCGACTACGTTCGCAACCTGAAGAAGGCCTGCCCTAAAAGCATGTGGCCTTGCTACCTGGGCGGCCAGTTCGTCCCGATGGGCGGGACGGTTTACGCCGAGTACGGGGAAGGCCACATCATCGCCTGGAGGTATAACGGCCGCTGGGTAGTGATGATCGACGGCTCCCACTCCCGGCCGGTGACCAACATCTCGATCGACCCCTCCGGCCGGCGGCCTCATGTGACCTGGTTCCAGCGGATCCCCAAGGCCGCGAAGATGCCCGGAGGGTGGGAGGCAAAGCGGGAGGTCTCCTGCTGCATCGACGAGATCTATCCGGACGGACGATACAAGGGGATCACGGTCAAGCGGCTCTGCGAGATGATCAAGAAGCGGAAGGGTCCGGACGGTGAACCCTACAAGCTCGACTGTGCGGTGGTGGATCCGGCCTCCAAGGCATTCCAGGAGACCGGGGGCGAGTCGGTCCTGGCCCAGCTGGAGCGATACCTCGGGATCCCGGTCGTCTACCTTACGGGTCAGCGGGTGGTGCTGGGCGTCCAGCACGTCCAGCTTGCCCTCGAGCCGTCGGTCGGTCATCCCTTCCTGTACTTCTCCGACTACCTGAAAGAGAACCCCGATCCGTGTTGTGGATACGGTGACCCGGAGCAGAACCGGGAGCGCAGCGTCTTGAAGGCGATGCCCGGTTATAGCTTCCCGGAGGAAAAGGACGGGCGACTCCCCGAGGAGCCGCATCACGACGACATCTTTTCTCACGCGGTCGACACGGTTCGCTATCACGTCCGGTATTTCTACCCCGAGGACCGCCTCTCCGCGGAGGCCTGGAGTGCTTTCTAATGGGTATCGTTGACACGATGAAACAGTTCTGGATGAAGCTGGTCGGCTACGACCAGAACCAGGTCCAGTGGACCTTGAAGCAGGCCAACAACTGGCGACTGCCGAGCGCAACCAAGTACCTCGAGCAGGTCAACCGGCGCCGGTTCTACCTCGACGGGGATATGTCGGACGACGGCGACGACTTCCTCAAGCAGGAGTTCCCGAAGACCTGGGAGACCATGCGGTACAAGAAGATCGAGTTCCCCATCGCCCAGAACATCGTGAAGAAGAAGGCCCAGACCTTCCGGGGCCGCGGGGCCCGGTTCTACCTGCTGGACAACCAGACAGGGAAGGAGGTCACTGAGGGGGAGTACAAGGACTCGTTCGACGAGATGATGGCCCGGGCCTACATGGAGGCGGTACTCCCCGAGATCGACCAGGCCGAGGAGATGATGCTCGCGGCGGCCGGGAAGGTCACCTGGGACCAGGACCACCTGGAGCTCTACTGCTTCGACCCCGACCGGGTACACATCGCGGTCAACCCCCTGCGGGAGAACGATCCGTACTCGGCCCTCGCCGTGATGTTCGAGCGGGCCGGGGTGGACGGATACAGCGGGAAACCCCGGTACGAGTTCTGGGGCGTCCGGGATCCCAAGACGGCCAAGGAGAAGGACGTCGAGGGAAACCTCATATTCGACCCGACCCTCCACTACATCGCCAGCGCCGAGGAGCCCATCGACGTCAACGACGGGGACGTCAACCCCTTTGAGGACCGGCACACCGGCAAGCCGATCTATCCCTTCACCTGGTTCCGGTCGAACCGCAACGCGATCTACAAGTTGGGCGGGGACCAGCTGGTCTCCTTGAACCGGGTGGTCAACCTTGGCCTGACCTACCTACACCACAACGCCACATGGCAGATGGCGGTCTTGCCCGTGTTCGAGGTGCCGGCGGGGCAGAAGGCTGAACTTGAGAAGCTAAAGCAGACCATCCTGTCGGCTCCGAACAAGGCGGTCAACCTGCCGGCCGGGGTCAAGCTCTCGTTCGTGGCGCCCAACGGGGAGGTTCAAAGGTTCCAGGGCTTGTACGAGTTCTTCGTTCAATATCACGCCATGCTCAACCAGCTGTCCCCGAAGTCCCTGGACATCAAGGGCGGGATCCCCACCTCGGGGATCGCCATGCGGATCGAGTTCGACAACCTGATCCGGTACTTCAACGAGCGGACGGAGATCCTCCGGCCTCACGTCTTGAACTTCATCGAGAAATGCCTGGTCGTCTGGAACTACTACGCCCCGCACATCAAGCCGAAGGGCTACAAGGCGATCCCGTCGCGGTTCGTGCCCGAGTGGGATCCGGGGCAGATGGACAGCGGGCCGGTTGACTACGTGGAGATCGGAAACCGCTACAGCCGAGAGATCGAGGTCGGGGTCTCGTCGGTCGATGAGTGGTGCGCCGACGTCCACAAATGCGACCTGGAGACGGCGAAGGAGCGGGTCAACAAAAACCTGGCGAGGCTCCAGGAGGTCCGGAAGCAGACCACCCGCTACCCGGAGGAGGAGACCGACGGACTCAGGGACGCCGTGGAAGGCGTGCCGGTAGAGGGCGAGGAAAAGCCGGAGAAGGAACCGGCGGGCAAGGCCCCCGAGAAGTCCGGAGCCGGCGCCGAGGCCGCGGACTCCGACAAGCTGATGGCGAACGTCTACCAGATCGTGAAGGCGATCGAGGTAGGGGCCGCGACCGCCGTTGACCTCCGGATGCTGCTCTACCCGGAGGAGACCCGGCAGCAGGCCGAGCAGCAGGTCCGGGAGAACCTGGACTTCAACCTTGAGGTGGCCGAGCTCACCGGCCAGGCGAAGGCGGTTGAAGAGAAGATCGTCGCCGACGCCAAGCGGGGCAAGGAAGCGGAGCCCACCCCCGACCAGAAGAAGGCGGGCGAGAAGCTCCAGAAGTTCGTCGACGGCGACGAGGGGGACGAGGACGAGGAGTAACTACCGGCGAAAGCCGAGGAGGGCATGATGAGAGAAACAATAAAAAAGCTAGTGCTCGGGGCGTTCGTTGCGGCACTTCTGGTCGCATTCTTCCTGTTAGATTCGTTTCGGTGGGGATGCGCGATATGATGGACCCCGTCAAAGACAGCCCGACGACCATCACCCTCGGCGAGAAGGTCGGGGGCGATCCAATCGAGATCGAGGACGAGGTGATCCAGGACATCGAGTTGAGCCCCGGGGGTCTGCCGATCCGGGCGAAGCGCAACGGGGAGTGGAAGCCGTTGCAGGTGCTCTCCTACGTCGTCTTGGAACCCCCCGGTCGGTTCCGTCGGTGGTGGTGGAAGTTGAGGGACTGGATTCTCCGGAGGGGCGATGCCTGAAACGACCATATATACCCAGATCTTCAGCCCAGTACCAGAGAAAGCCCCGAGCGGCAAGCGGTGGTATCTCGGCATCTCCATGATTCCGATCCGTCTCCCGGAAGGAACAGACCCGGAGCGGGCCTTCATGGCATACGCAGCATGGAAAAGCGAGTTACTCTGGGGCGAGGGTTCGATCGGTAAAATGCTGGGGTTCTCCGATGCCTGACCCCAAGATCATCATCCCGAAGAAGCAGATCCTCGGCCCGGACGGCAAGCCCGCCTTGCACCATGAGATCGCCCGGCGCAACCGGGAGAACCGTGCCCGGCTCCGGGCACAGATCGGCATGTGGCAGCCGTCCTTCAAGCTGGGCGAGAAGCTCACCATCCGGAAGGTCCGCTTCACCCTGCGGGAACTGCACGACGATATGATGGTCCTGGGGAATCCGGACTGCATGGCCGAGGATCGGGAGTGGTACAACAGTTTCGACCATCACGACATCCAGAAGACGATCTTCCCGATGCGGGGCTGGGAGTTCGTTGTCCATGACGTGATGTTCAATGTCTTGATCCTGCGCTGTCGGGGACCGACGGGGCAGAGGCGGAAAGGACACTGGTGATGGTCTTCATCCCGACACCCAAGCCCGGAGAGTACCCGGAGGGCCTGACCGTCCAGCTGGTGATGGGCGACGTCTTCTTCCTGCAGCGGCTCTGGGACAAGGACAACCCGCTGGGCCCTGGTCGGCAGATGCAGGGGGCGATCCTCCCCCGTCTCCCTGGTTACTGGCCCCGGAGGATCGACGGTTGCCCGGAGGACACGGAGGAGATCCTATTCATGCCCGGGATCAAGCCGATCCATGAACTCGGCCCCGGGTCCAGGCAGGTGACGGCATGACCACCGAAGACGAGCCCAAGGAGCGCACCGTTTATTTTATCGGCCCGGCACCCGGGGAGATCATGAAGGTTCTCCCCATCAAGGGGCTGGGCGATATGATCCCATGCTGGGAGAACCAGTCGGAGGCGGACGAGGCCGCGAAGCTGATCGGCCAGGTCGCCGGCATGACCTTGATCTCCTGGCCCGCGAAAGTGAGGAGATGATGGCAGACGAACCGAAACTATCAGCAGAGGAAAAACGCTGGCAGGCGCAGTCCGACGCCCGGACCCTGGCGGACGCCGAGGCTATCAAGAAAGACGCCAAGCGGTTGAAGGCCGCCCAGGACGCGGCGACCGAGATGGAGGAGGCCGCGAAGTCGGAGGCCGAGAACCTGTCCGCGGTTGCCAAGTGGAAGAAGACCCAGGCCAAGGAGTAGCGGTTGCCCGACGAGCGGACCCCATACGTCAACCCCGACGTCGAGAAGGCCGTACAGGCCCTCGAGCGCAGGTTCGAGGACAGTCTCCGGCAGATGGAGGTCTACCTCAACCAGCAGATCGGGAAGCTCAACACGAAGGGCGGGATCCTGGTCCACGACGCCGACAACGTCCGGGACGTCCGGCGCCTGCTTGACCGGCTGCAGCTGGAGGTCCGCGAGGCGGGGTTCGGTTCCATCCTGGACGAGCAGGCCCAGCAACTCCGCAACCTGGCCGACAAGATCATCGCCGAGGGTGACCGGCTGGGGATCGGCCGCGACAAGTTCCGGCCCCTGACCGGCGAGAATGTCAAGGCCCTGATCAAGAACGCCCACCGGGAACTGATGGCCACCGAGGTCAAGATCTCCCGGGAGGTGGAGGACATCCTCGCACGGTCCACGATGGGCAACGTCAAGTGGCAGGACATCTCGGCGAGGATCCACGACCGGCTCGATCTGAAGACCCAGCGCCAGGCGATAACCAAGACGTTCGACCAGGTGGCCTCCTTCCACACCCAGGTCCGGGTCGAGCACTTCGAGGACCGGGACGAGGAGGGCAACATCCGGGGCGCCGAGTGGTTCCTCTACGACGGACCCCTGGACGAGCGGAACCGGGATTTCTGCGCTCGCTTCGTGGGGACCAGGGTCACGATGGAGATCCTCAACGAGCATGCCACCAGCTACGGGCGGAAGCATCCCCTCCCCCCGTCGGTGTCCCTGGGCGGTTACAACTGCCGGCATGACCTGGTCCCGCTGATGACCCAGGAGGCCCAGGACCGCTACCCGATCGGGCCAAGGAAGGGCATTATATCTTCCACCGTACCGGAGAAAGCCGCATGATCGATCTGGAACTCACCGTCGACACCTCCGACCTCGAGAAGTGGGAGATCTTCACCGAGAAGCAGAAGAAGCGGGCCCTCAAGATCGTGGCGGCCGAGGGCATGGTCTTGATGCGGGAGCGGGTGAAGCGAGGGGAGCAGCTGGAGGGCGGGACCTTCAAGGCCTACGATCCCGACTATCAGGACCGGAAGCAGCGGGCCGGCCGGATGGGGAGTAACTACTGGCTCCGGCTTTCCGGCTGGATGTGGAAGACGCAGAAGGCCCTGATCGAGCGGGTGGGCGACATCCTCCGGGCGGTGATAACCTTCGAGGGGATGCGGCCGCGGGTGAAGTTCAACGCGGCGGCCAAGCAGAAGAAGGGGCAGGGCAAGGCCCGCCTGGCGGTCAACATCGACTCCGGCGACATGGTCTCCAGCGCCACGGTGGCCGAAGCGAACGACCGTCTCCGGCCCTTCATCGGGTTCAACCAGAAGGAGGCCGACCGCCTGGCCGCGGTATTTTCGGAAGCACTTGACAAGGTTTCCAAAAAGTGACACGATTGAACAAGAAAGTAGCACGACGGCTCGAAGAGGAGCGCGCACGGTTTGAAAAGGTCATCGAAGAACTACACCAGAAATTTCGAGAAGGATGGTGGGGTGACTACACCATTACATTTCAAGCCGGTGACGCCTGCATGGTCAGACTAGAGGAGACGCGAAAAACAGCGGATATGATCTGACATCGGCTTAGGCCAGCGGGACGACGGAACAACCGAGACCCGATGCAACGCTTGACGTTGCACGGGTCTTTTTTTTGCCCAACGCCGCTTGACGGCATGGAGGAAATCAGATGGACCACAAAAGACTGCCTGACAGTCTCAAACCCAGATGGTCGCGTGACGACCTGATGGAGACTCGACTGGGCCTGCGCGCCTGGTATCAGGATCCGACCACCGGAGGGGAACCGGCCAAGACCGACCCCCCTCCCGAAACTCCGCCGGCCACCCCCCCGGCCGAACCTCCCAAGGAGCCGGGCATCACCGGAGACGACGTCGACAAGGACAAGCTGAAGGAGATCCTCGCCGACCGGAACCGGAAGGGAAAGCTCGCCCAGGAGGAGAAGTCCAGGGCGGACGCGGCCGAGGCCGAGCTCGCCAAGTACAAGAAAGCCGAGGAGGAGCGGCTCCGGAAGGAGCGGTCGGAACTTGAGAACCTCCAGGCCGACCTCGCCAAGAAGGACGAGGAGACGGCCGCCGAGAAGAAGGCGCGCATCGAGGCGGAGGAGAAGCTCGCGGCACGCGACCGGGAGATCGCCTGCACTCAGGCGGGCATCGACCCCGACCTGGCCGATGTTGTCCAGGAGAAACTCAAGGCCGCCCAGTCGAAGGACCCAGACCTCGACGAGAAGAAGTGGTTCGAGGACCAGAAGGAAAAGCACCCGAAATGGTTCGGGGAAGCTCCCCCTCCGGTCTCCACGTCGAGTGGACCCCCACGCCAAGGCGCCAAGAACAACGACGCGGCGATCACCGAACTCTTGAAGAAGCGGGAGTCCCTGCAGAAAGCAGGCAGTCTCACCCGCGAAGAGGCGGCGAAGATCGACACGCAGATCGAGGTCTTGCGCCTGGGCTAATAGAGCCAAGGAGTAAGGCATGACCATTTATCGCGACTACATGACCGGCGATCGGCTGGTGGGCCTGCACGTGGCCTACGCCTCCGCGATGGCCAAGCAGATGAGGATCGAGACCCCGATCCTCTCCTACCTGTCCCCCACCCTGATGAACCTGCACACCAAGGGCGGGATGGTGCCGTTCGGGCAGAGGGCATACAAGTACAAGGAGAAGCAGTACCTCCACGCCCGGACCACCCTCAACGGTGACGTGGCAGAGGCCGCGACCACCGTAGTCCTGACCGACAAGATCGCCCGCCCGGGCGACCTCATTGTCGTGAACGACGAAGTCATTACCCTCGGGGATAGCGACGACTACCTGACCTTCACGGGTTGCACGCGGTCGACCTTCACCGGGGCGGACCACGCCCTGACCTCCGGCGACCAGGTCTTCTTGTTCGGCACCAGCTACGCAGAGCAGCAGAACGCCCCGACGGCCGGCCCGATCAAGCAGGCGACCGAGGTCACCACCCACACCGACATTTTCATGGACTCCGTGAAGGTCAGCGGGTCCGCCCAGGCGATGCAGCAGTACGCCGAGGGCAACATGGACAAGGTCGTGGAGTACACCCTGGACGTGACCATCGGCCTGAAGCACCAGCTCCAGTACCGGATGATCTGGTCCGACTACCAGGCGGGCGCGGGCGAGACCACGGCCGGCCGGATGGACGGCGCCTACGAGCGGGTGGTCGGCTCCAACTACATCGACTTCTCCGACGCCGACATCACCTACCCGGACATCCAGAAGATGGTCCGGAAGATCAACCGGAAGGGCAACAGCGGCCAGAAGGTCCTGTTCGTCTCCGACTACCAGGGCCACCAGATCGACCAGTGGCTCCAGGCCTACGGCCGGATCGACTCCTCGCAGTGGGCGCAGACCGTGTTCGGGACCCACGTCCCGGCCGTCCGGGTCGGCAACGAGATCGTCGACATCATCGCCACCGACATCATGGACACCCAGGCCCTCATGGTCTCGAAGGACAACGTCGGCGTCGGTCCCCAGGCCGCCGACCGCGTGTTCCACCCCGAGGCCCTGGGCAAGAAGGGCGACTACGACGAAATGATGGTGGTGGGCGAGTACACCTGCGAGTGGATGCTGGTCTACTCCCACTGCTGGGGCAAGTCCGTAAACTTCGCGGCCTAGTCAACCCGCGAATGTAAAGAACGCAAGCTCAAGGAGATCAAGTTATGATGAAGCTCCGAAACACTCTCAAGAAGACCCCGGGCCGTGCCCGGGTTACCATGCTGATCGCCATCCTGGCCCTGTTGTTCGTCGGGACCTTCGCCCTCGCGGCGGACCTGAAGCCCAGCCGGACCTCGACGGTCGGCTCCCACGCCCAGCTGCGCGGGTGCTCCCCCTGCTTCCAGAACTACGTGCAGGACACCCCGTACTACTGGATCCCCTTTACCCCCGTTCACTTCGCGGTGAGTTCTTCCGATGACATCACCTCGACCGTGGTCGGCGCCGGAGGGGGCACGCCCACGATGGCCGAAATAAACACCAGTGAGATCACGGGATTCACCACGGACGCCGACGCGGAGAGCGTGTCTGTTATGATGCCTTTCCCTGCCGATTGCGACAAGTCCCAGGCGATGTACGTCCGGGCGCTCTGGAGCAATTCGGAATCCGCGGCCACCGGGACCCTGGCGATCGATCTGACCTATGCAATTTTGACGGCCGGAACGACCGCCGTCGGAGCGGCGACCACGACCACCGGAGTCACCGACGCTGCAGCCGTCGCCGATGCCGCGGCTAATGTGGTCAAGTGGACCGGCTGGTCGACCATCGCGGCCTCGACCTTCTCGGCCAATACCGCCGAGGACATCATAATCTGGAAAGTCGCCGTTGACCTCACCACGATCGCCGATGCGACCCTGTACGGGATCCAGCTGAAGTGCTCGCGGAAGTGGTTGGGCGGGGACTAGAAATCCGCCGGGAAGAGGAGAAGGCTGATGATGAGGACCAGCTACAAGCCGATCTTTGCTGTCGGCCTTCTCCTCGCCCTCCTTTTCTCCGGATGCTCGGACCCGGTGCCGGATATTCAGAACCAGTACACTAAATGGTGGTCCAGCCTCTCCGACGAGGAGCAAGAATTTTTCCTCCGTCAAGAAGCACTCGGGCGGGGGAAGATTGAACTCAACGATTGGGAATCACAGAGCACCCGACTGGTGGACTTTGCTGACTGGTTCAACCGATTGAATTCAAGTCAAGTCGAGGCCTTCGAGCGATGGCTGATCATCAAGAAGGCCGCCGAGTCCGACGATGAAGTGCAACGCCAGATCGCCCGGGAGGTCATGGGGTCCTCGACGATCCGGCCTATCTATACCTGGCGGAGGGATTCTAGAGGTCTTCCGTCACTACCCCACGGAATAATAACCGAGGAGTGAGTCATGCCCAAGGATAAGAGCAAGCCCGCCCCCGAGGCGGAGGTCGAAAACCAGGAACCCGTCGAGGCCGAGGCCAAGGAAGCGCCCAAGGAGAAGGGCGTCCTCTTCTGGGGCCGGATCCGCGTGGACATGTCCGCCGGGCCCGTCTTCTACGACGACCCCGGCGAGGTGCCTCCGGGAACCGCCTACAACCAGTTGCAGGCCGAGTTCCCGAAGATCGAGTACCCCAAGGGCTCCAACAAGAGCTTGAAGATCTTCGGCGCCAAGCGGATCGACGACCGGATGATCGTCGCCTACCTGATCCTGAAGAACAAGCCCGCCCCCAAGGCAGGCCTGGGCAAGGGGTCGAAGATGGGGAGCCTCCTGTACGACCCGAAGGAAGTGGTCGCGGGCGGGTACATGACCGAGGCGGAACTGAAGGCCGCGGCCGTCAAGAACAAGGCCCCGTCCTGGTACAGGGCCCCGACCGAGCCGGCGCCGGACTTCAACATGCTGCCCGACCCCGAGCTCGACCGCTGGGCCATGCGGAACAACGTCAAGCAGTACGACACCTCGGCCGGCCGGTGGGACAAGATCCGGGCTCTCCAGGCTCACTGCAAGAGCCGATAGGGAGGTCGCCATGTGGAAGCGTATCAAGGGTTCGGTCCACCCGGGCCTGATCGTTCTGCTGGTGTCCCTGCTGGTGGCCGGGCTGATGGGCTACGCCCTCGCCCAGGTCTCCCAGGGGGCCAGCTTCACGTCCGCCGGGGCGACCAAGGGGATCCGGCCGTTTCGGTGCGTCGACGACGGGACCGGGCGGTATTGCTACATGGTGACCCAGACGACCAGCGGAGTCCCGACCGTCAAGGACGACGCGGCCTTTACGCCGGGGACGACCCCGGTCACCCCCGCGGGGTTCGAGTTCGACGACACGACCCCGGACAGTGTGGACGAGGGGGACGTCGGGGCCGCCAGGATGAGCGGTAACCGTAACGTCTACGTACAGATTCGGGACGCGGCCGGCAACGAACGCGGGGCCAACGTGAACGCCTCAAACCAGCTGGGAGTCGTGGAGGCCAACTCCGGCACCATCGCCGGGGACACCACGGCGATCCAGACGGCGATCGAGATCATCGACGGAGCCTACGCCAAGGTGGACGATGACTCCACATCGAACTGCGACGACCTGGACACAAGCTCGGAGCAGTACACCCTCCCGACCGCCGGGGACTGGTATCACATCCGGGTGACCGGGAATTGTGCGTCGATCTTGTGCGGGTCGGACCCGACGGCCACCACGGCGAAGGATGGCCACTGGATCAAGGTCTGCGATGGGGACGGAGGCTTCAAGGGTCCGTTGACCGGGGCGAAGTGTGCCCACATCGCACCGACGGCCACGGGCGAGATCTGCTACGTACACCTGAACTCGGCCCTGTAGGTGACGCCATGCGGCGGATCCTGCTCCTCGTCCTCGGGTTCATCCTGATACCCCTCGCCCTCCTGGCGGAGGGTGGGTACGATCTAAACTTCGCCTATTCGGGGACCGTCGATGTCAACGCACCGGGGACCGTGACCGCCGGCTGGAACTTCGACGCCGCGGTCGCGGGCACCTATGCGAACGACTACGGATCGGGCTCCTACACCCTGACCGTCGGGGGAACTCCTGTCCTGGTGACCGGGGATGGGACCTGGCCCGCCGGGTTGAGCGGGACAGCCGGGAAAGGCTGGCTCATGGACGGGTCCGGGGACAGCCTGACCAGGTCGGACGACGGATCCCTGGATATGGACCTGGTCAACAACGCCTCCGGATCCGCCGGGAGCTTCACCGTCCAGTGTGCCCTGACCCCCTACGCGGTCCCGGCCTCGGACAAGCTGATCATGGGGAAGGTCGGGGTCGCCCACAACGACGACGGGTGGTTCCTGTACCAGAACAGCGGGACCATATACTTCATGATCTCCGACACCGGCCGGGTTGACCTGGGGCAGGTTTCATCCGTCAACGTGGCATCCGCCCTGGCCGCCTACCGGCCGACGTTCTTCACCGCTACCTATGAATATGTAGGATCGGGAAACTCGAAACTTCGGCTTTACGTGGACGACCTGGCGACGGCCAGCAGTGATGCGGGGCGGGGCGATATCTGGGACTCGTCGGAGGACTTCTCGATCTCCCCGGGTGCCAATGGGTTGAACGGATTGTTTCAGGACTGCCGGATCTACAAGGGCGAGGCGTGGACGGAGGGAGAACACGACCAGGCCTTCGCAAATTTCCAAGCACGCCTCAGCACAGGCGGACTCACCACCACCACGGTCAGCGCCTCCCCCCCGGCGATCGAGGTCAAGGACTGCAGCACAACCGAGGGGTGCTTCGTAGACCAGCCGGCGAACGCGACATATACATCGGTCGCCGGAAGGACTGCGGCAACAGCCCTAACGTCTAAATGGTGGAGGGGGAGTTGCGAGACGGATGATGGGGCGGGAAACTGTCAAGGGTGGGCTCATACAGACAATGGCGGCGCGGGCGCTGGTACTGTTACGTCAGACAGAACCACAACCGCGTCAGCACATGGGGCGGCATCAATTCTTTTTACTGCCAACGGTGGCGGCGCTCCTAAATATGGATACGCACATGGAGCCTGTCAAACAAACTGGATCGGTCAAGATGTAACCCTATTTGCATGGGGCAGGACGGGAAGCGGAACGGCGAGTTGTAGTCTCGGAATCACTGAATGGAGCAACGCAAATTGTACCGGCTATATTACGTGGACAGATGTGACGGGAGGCCCGCAGAATCCCGGCGCGAATTGGACACAACTACAGGGGACACTAGCGGCAGCGGCTTGGAATGGAGCAACCAACTCATGGCAGCCTAGATTACACTGTAACGACAACGGAATTGCATACACGGCATATCTTGACGCCGCAATGGCCATACAGGCTGCAAGCACATTTCACACATCGGTGCTAGCAGTCGCGGACACGGACGCCGACGTAACTACGAACGCACTCTACCACACCATCCAGCAACCCCTCACGGCTGGCGGTCCCTGGACCATCGAGGCGACCGTATCCTCCCCGATAGACGGAAACGCCGGCAACGAAAAGTGGATCTTTGTAAGTCCCGGGACGGACGGCAACAAGAACCGGATCGTCTTCTTCTGGTCGGCCGATGAGCTTGACTGCATCGTGTACGACTCCGGGGCTGTCGGCAAAGAATCACGGGTCGCGATGGCCTCCGATCCCGGTCAGCAGTGGGACGTCAAGGCGATGAAGTCTCACGCGGGGGTCCTGACCGTATGCGCCAAGCTGCACGACGCGGCCGACTGGACCTGCGACGAAACCCCGGCGACTGGAGCCCTTCAGGACGACATCTCGGGGACCGCTTATCTCGGGTACGACGGGTCGACGGCGGCCGATGTCGACATCGAGAAGATCGAGTTCTTCAAAAGGGTGCGGTTATGAAAAACAGAATCCTTGCAGGCGTGATGGTACTGGCGGCCGGGACCTCCGTGCTTCTGCTGACCGGCGACTCCTCCATCTGCCCCGAAGAGTGTCCCGGGAAACAATGCCAGCCGATAGGCGACCGCTGTCTGATGATCGACGAGGAAGGCGGACCCAACCTGATCGACGAGGACGGGAAGGCCCTGGAGGTCGCGGACCTCGAGGCCGAGAAGCGGACCCGGATGTTGATCTGCTGCAATACCGAAGACGGGATCGAGCGGAAGGATGTTGTCTGGACTTCCGAAACTCCCCCCCAGAACTGCCAGCAGGTGATACCGCCCGGCAAGTTCGGCGGGGTCTCGATGAACGGGGTGGACCTGGGCCACGCTGGACCCCTCAACCTGGTGTGTTGCCAGAGGCCCGACGGTTCGGTGGTCAAGGGAAGCTGGGGAGCCTGTCCCCGCTGCGCCTACCGATGTGTGGCAGGCCGGCCGGTGCTGGACCCGAAGGGCTGCGACGACTTCTGCGGGGAGGCTCCCTGATGTTCAAGAAGTTCCTTTTCTTCTGTGAGATCAACCTGGCCGCGGCCGAGGCGACCTTCGGGTTCGTCCGCACGGTCATCAAGGAAATCAGACTCGGAGGCTAGACCATGAAACGGATCGTCTTTGTACTGTTCGCCCTCGCCCTGGTGGCCGGCTGTTCGGCCGCCCCGGTGAAGGATTGCCCGCCCTGCCCGGAGCCAGTGGCCCAGCGGTGCCTCCCGGAGAAGTCCGACAAGGTCTTCTGTCACATGCGGTTTTTCTTCAAGGTGGGCGACGAGTTCGAGCCGGTCTTCATCCCGACCGAATGCGATCCCAAGTGTGTTGACGGGGACGGGATCAAGATCGAGCCCTGCCCGTAGGAGGCGACGAGTTGAACGCGGTTGACGCAGCGGCCCAAGGTGGCACCCCTCTTTTGACCTTCGCCCTGGTGGTAGCGGCGATCGTGATCTTCATCCTGGGGAGCCTGGTCTGGTGGTTCTTGAAGGAGCGGATCCAGATGACCCACCGACGGTTGAACGCCGGAAACGAGCGGTTCGAGAAGCTGGAGGAGAAGGCCGACCGGGTCGAGGATTCCACCATCGAGATCCGGGCCGACTACATCCACAAGAAGGACTGCCAGGAGTACCGGGACCGCCGGGACCAGGTGGTCGACAAGTTGAACCGCACCCTTGAGCGCAACGAGGAGCGGTTCGGGGAGTTGGACAAGAAGCTCTCCGGGATGTGCGGCGAAGTCCGCCAGGGGTTCAAGACGGTCAATCAAATGCTCTCCAGCATGGTCTCGGTAGGGACTACGGAGGAGCCATGATCGAGGGAATGATCCAGGGTATCAAGTACGGCTCGGCCGCCCATCGGCTTTTCTTCCACCTTCGCCGGGACGGACTGGATGCCACCCCGAAGGGGGACGCCAAGGCCTCCCTGGACTTCGGGGCCCAGGGGTTGACCAAGCTCGACACGGTGATCGAGTTCTACCAGTCCGGGGCCCACGGCAACGGCTGGACCGTCCAGACGGCCGCCGGGGCCGCCCTGGCGATCACTGTCGACAACGACGAGAAAACCGTCTTGATCACCTTCGTCTCCGCAACGACCACCGTCACCCAGGTGGAGACGGCCATCGGCGCCCTGACCGGCACGGACGCCCGGATCACGGTCAAGACCGCGGGCACCGGGGCGAACGTCCTCACCTCCGGGGGCGACACTCTGGCCGCGACCAGCCTTTCGGGCGGGACCTATGTCGAGCCGACGATCACGATCTACGACACGGCCGGGACCGCGATCCTTGACGCCACCGACTTGACCCAGTCGGGCACCGACGGCACAAGCCCGATCTGGTACTACGACCTCGACGCCTCGGATACCACGGCTTTCGACAAGGGCTACGGATACCGAGCCCATATCCAGTGGTACGACTTCACCGACACAAGCCTTCTGATCGAGGACCACCTGCTCCTCGACGTCTGCGTCTGGCCGTTCAACGAGCCGCTGGTGACCACCGAGGAGATCGACACCATGCACCCGAACTGGGCGGGGAAAAAGCCCGGCTCCTGGACCGACTGGACGGAAGCGATCGAGCGGGCCCACCTGGCCCTTGCCCGGGAACTGCGGGAGATGCGGGACAACAAGGAGGAGCACATCTACCCGAACCGGATCCTTGACCGCGGCCAGCTGCGCCAGGTCGAGATCGCCTACGTGGAGCGGGAGATCGCCCTGGCGATCCGGCTCCGGGACGAGGAGAAAAACGAGTACCTCGAGAAGGCCGCAAACGCCATGCCGACCGAACTCTGGATCGACCGGGACGACGACCTGACCCCGGACGATGACGAAGAGGGGACAGCGGGGATCACCTTTATCCGATGAACAACACGACACCAGACGCCATAATCACGGCGATCAACACCTTCCTGGAGGACGGCCTCACGCCGGCCGGCGGGACTGCTGTCGGCAATAAGACCGCCTACGAGGTGATCGACGACGACGACTTCCGCCCGGACCCCGAGTACCTGGCCGAGGCGGAGCTCGACCGTCAGTTCCTCTGCCTGGACATCGAGCCGAACGAACTGGACCTCGAGGGACTCAGCCAGTCGAACGTCCACTCGGGGATCCTGACCCTGGTGATCGGCCACCAGATCGGAGGCTACGAGGCCAGCCGGGACCGCAAGCTGAAGGACGTCCACCAGATCATCACCCAACTGGTCCGGGTGATCTTCGACACTACCTACGCCCCGTCGGGGGTGCATCGGATCCACTTCCTGGACTCGTCCACCGATGTGATCCGGGACGGGACCTATTTCTGGACTGTGATCAAGTTCGACATCACATACGCGATGTCGGCTGACTATGGAGGTTAGAAGATGGCAAACGCGCAACGATACATCGAGGACGTACTGGGCGGGATCGACTACGGGACGGCGAACTCTATCAGCGCCACGCCCGGGGCCTATACCGAGCTTTACGCCAAGGACATCGACGTCGACGTCGATCAGATCATGCACGCCCTGGAGATCCAGAAGTCCGAGCAGAACAAGGGCCCGGACCCCTCGATCCCCGGTCCCCAGGGTGGCGGGATCGGATTCAAGATCCCCTGGCGGGGCGGGAAGACCACGGCGCCGGCCGCCGGCCGGAGCCCGGTGGTCACCCTGGCCCAATACTGCGGTTTCACCCTGCGGAAGCTGGACGCCAAGGCCGACAAGGTGACGGACGGCGGATCCGACTACCTCGAGGTTCTGGACGCCGACGATCCCGGCTGGGCGATCGGCGACTTTGTGCTGGTCACCGCCGACGAGTCGGGCACACCTGACCTGCAGCTGCGGTACATCACCTCGGTGACGGCCGACTACAGCGGGAGCGGGGAGACCCGGATCGAAGTGTATCCGGACTTCACGACCAACCCGGTCGCCGGCGACTCCATCCACGCGGTAGACGTCCTGGTCCCGAACTCCGGGATCGTCTCAACCTTCCTGGGCCTCGACTGCTACAAGGGCGAGGGGGCGACCAACCGCCACAAGATCCGGGCGCTGGGTTGCGCCGGGACCTTCAAGCTCAACGCTGTGAAGCCCGGAGAGATCCCCTGGGCCGAGTTCAAGTACATGGTCGACAACTGGGCGAACTCGGAGGCCAACCGGGCGAACGCTGCCGACGCCTTCGCGGATCCCGTGGTCTGGAAATCCGACAAGCACTACATCGACGACACGGTGATCGACCTGGCGGAGTTCGAGTTCGATCCGGGGATCCCGCTCATCCCCCTGCCCGGACAGGACCCGGCGAACTCCGGGGTCGCCGCGGAGGGCCGGATGGCCTGGTTCCATAAGCAGGCCGTACCGTCCGTCAAGTTCCTGCCCTACATGGACGACCAGATCTTCTCCGACTGGGTGGCCGGGACCACCCGGAAGATCTTCGTCCAGAGCGTGCTGGACAGCCTGCAGGCCTGGGGGATCTGCATCCCCGCCCTGCAGTTCGAGCAGGTGAAGTACGGAAGCATCGGCGACGGGCTGACCGGGCTCGACCTGACCACTAGGGTCTGCGACCCGTACAAGGATCTCTCGATCGCCCTGCCTCAGTTCTCGATCGCTTTCAGTGGCTCCGGCTCGTAGGCCGGACCTTACCCCTCAAGGAGGGAGACCATGAAGATCCTCATCCCCGACCGTAAGGCCACCGAGGAGATCAACCTCAACCGCCTGTATCTTGAGCGGTCGATCCGAAACGCCGAGTTCTTCCTGGAGGAGGCGAAGAAGGACGAGGAGAAGGCGGAGGCCGAGAAGGCCCTCCAGGAAACCCGCGAGGCGCTGGAGAAGTTCGAGCCGGCGAAGGACGACCCGGTCGTGGTCGTCGGTTGCCTGCCGACCTCCAAGCTGTCCGAGTTGAAAAACCAGGGGATGATCGACGTCCGGGACGAGGCGAAGGACGAGGACCGGATCAACCCGGACACCGTCTCCGCCGGGTTCTTGAACAAGGCGGACGAGATCCGCCGGCAGTATCTCCGCTGGGGTATCAAGGGTCACCGGAACCTCGGGGTCAAGTACGAGTCCGAGGTGGTGAAGTGCGGGCCGCTGGAGTACACGGTCCCCACCTGGGAGATGGTCGAGGTCTACGAGGGGATGCAGGACGGCCTGTTCTTCGGCTGGCTGGCCGAGGAGGTGCGGGAGTTCAACACCCTGGGCACAAAAAAAAAGAGCAGATCGTCGCCTACCTCTGGAGACAGAACACCGACTTCGAGTGCTGGCGATGCGAACGAGACCCGAACCTGAAGGAGATCAAGGGATGCACCGGGAAGGCGAAATACACCCACAAGAGAGGACCCCAGGGCATGACCGTGAGCTTCGACGTCTGCCCGGTTCGGTTCGTCGACCCGGATGTCCGGGAACTGGTGCGGAGGTTCAAGCTAGCGGACGAGCGCCTGACACTTTCGGAGCAGGAGCGCCTCCCGCCCGACTACCTGGAGGCCTGCGAGTTCGTGGCCGACTGCCTGCGGGACGTTAGGGCGGAGGCCCTGGAGAAGATCGGGAAATGACAGACAAGAACGTCAACGTCAACATCAACGTCCGGGACCGGACCAAGGCCGGGCTGCAGAAGACCAAGCAGGGGATCGAACAGGCCACGAAGAAGATCTCGAAGTCCACCTCGTCCCTGGTCTCCGCCGAGACTGGCCGCACGCTTTCCCAGTTCAACGAGAAAACGGAGAAAATGAGGCAAGTCTTGATGCTCTCCGGCAACGCGGCCGGGGCTGCTGCCGGACAAATAACCTACTACGCCGGGACCTTGAGTTACCTCGTAGGCAGGCTCGGCCCGGTCGAGTGGGCGCTGATGGCCGTCGGCGGGGCGCTGGCTGCCCTGGGCCTCGCATTCAAAGCGATCGACAAGGAGCAGCAGGAGCACCTCAAGACTCTGGACGACCACATCAAGAAGATGCGGGGCTACCGCCACGAAATAGAACTCATCGAACAGCAGATCCTCTCCGGCTCGACCCAGCAGGCGATGGTCGACCTCGCGTATGCCGACCTCCAGGCGGCCGAATACCTGGAGGGAGCGGCGAAAAAGAGATGGGACGAGCAGCGGGCACGGTTCAAGAAAACCGGCGAGGGGCTCCAGCAGGTCCTCGACGCGAGGACCGCCTACCAGGAAGCACACCGCCGGGCGGTCGAGGCCGAGGGGGCGATGGAGGCCGCGGCGATCAAGAGGGATGCCGTCACCATCGCACGCCGCGACCAGTTGGAGAAGCAGAAGGAGAAGAAGGAGAAGGAGCGGAAGGATCGGCAGAGGCGGGAGCGAGAAGCAGATGCCGAGCAAGCCTCCGGCGGGATCGGTTCGATCGGCTGGGGCATCACCCAGAAGATCGAGGGGTTCATGGGGATGGTCGTCCCGGCCGGGTTCGGAGACGAGATCATCCGGCAGATGGGAGACACCGCCCGGGCCGATGCCCTCCGGGATCGGATATTCCAGCAGCAAGAGCAGGCGGCCGAGCGTTACCTTCAGATGAGATGGAGGGCGGCCGACGAGGGGATGAAGATCGCAGACAGGCAGGCCCGCCACGAACAGAAGATCGACCGGGCCCGGATGGTCTCGATCGAGAACTCCGTCGCCCTGGCGGGCAAGCTGGGCGAGTTGATGGCCGATTCCGAGGAGGGACGGGCCACTGCCCGGATCGCCGCAAGCGTGGCGATGTCGGCGGTCGACGCAGTCCGCGAGGCCGCCCTGGGCTGGGGAGCCCTTGAGACTCCCTGGATCGCTGCCGGGCACTTCACCTCTGCGGCTCTCCACGCGGTCGTCGCCGCAACCGACATCGCCGGGGCCGTCCGGGGCGTGGGATCCGGAGGGGGCGGTCGAGGCGGAGGCGGACTCGGCGGGATCGGTGGCGGGGGCGTCTATGCCGGGTCCGGAGGTTCTGAAAGGACCGAGAAGGAAGAGGGGGCAAAGTACATCATTTACGTCAACGGCCACATGATCAACACCTCCCCGGACTTCAACCGGGTATTCGCGGAGGGCTCCGACGCCTGGCGGGACAGCCAGAACCCCGGGGCCTCGAAGGACAAGTTCTGATGAGCACGGCGCCGGCATTCCTACTGCAGATCACGATCGACTCGACCAACAAGTGGATCGAGGTAGACCTCAACCCTGGCGGGGCCCCGGACGTCAAGACCGTCTCGATCACCGAGGACGACTACGCGGACATCCGGGCGGTAGCCTCGGCGCTGGAGACCGCCCTCCAGGTGGAGGACGCGACCTTCTCGGTCACCGTCGGATCGACCGGCACCATCACGATCGCCAGGACCGGGAACTTCACCATCCAGTGGAAGACCGGGGCGACCCACGGGTCGGACAACGACGACGACCACATTGGGACCGTGCTCGGATTCGACGACACGGCGGACGACTCGGGGGCCGCGACCTACGACTCGGACAACCAATGCATGTATTCCTGGTTTCCCCCGGTACTCCCGACCGACGACACATACGACCGGGTCCGGAGTCTGGGCGGGGCGACGTTCGTCCCGATCTCCGGACTGGCCGAGCGGTGCACCTGGGGGACCCAGACGATCCGGGAACTGGAGCTCGGGTTCATACCCCGGGCGAAGTTCTTCAACGCCGACGCGGACACGAACGAGTCCTTCGAGGACTTCTGGACGGAGGCGGCCGGCGGGACTCCCTTCAAGTTCTACCTGGACGCCACCGACTACGTGGGAAGCTATTCGGGACAATACAAGATGATCTGCAAGGACAACGAGGATCTGCTGGACGGGTTGCCCCGGGTTGAGAAGGGCTCGGAATACTACGGGCCGAAGCGGATCCACCTGGTGAAACAGGACTGATGAGCTTTGATTCTAAAATACACCGGCCGGCCTACTGGTGGGTGGAGATCGAGGGAATCCGGAAGCGGTTCGGTCACTACCTCCCCAGCTGGAACCCCGACTCCGACTACGACGAGGACCCCGAGGCCCACTGGTGGAACTTCAACGGGTCGACCGACCGGCTGGTTCTTCCGGGAGCGGACGCTGCGGGATTCGATCCGCACCTGGGGACGGACGACTTCACGGTGGCCGGGTACTACCAGCCGGCCAACACTTCACAGAACTCCGGGATCTTTGCTAAGTGGAAACCGACGCACACCTGCTGGAGAGTCCACCAGGCCACGAACTCGATCCGGCATTCGATCTCGAAGGATGCGGGAGCCGTCCACTACAACGTGCTGGCCGTGGCCGACCTTGCGGCGACCACTGACTCGTTTTTCTGCGGCCGTTATGACTATGTGGCGGACGGGACAAGCGATCTCTTTCTGCAGAGTCGGGTCAACGACGACTCGAACTTGAACTGTTACGGCCCGATCTACAGCACCACGTCCGCCGACGTCACGATGGCCTACTATGACAGCGGCGTGGATCGGTATTTCAACGGCCGGATCTACTGGCTGGCCTACTGGCCGCGAAAGCTGTCCGATGCAGAAGTCGCGGCGCTCAAGAACAAGACGACCCTGCCTTATGAACTCTATCCGGACGAGATTAAGTACATAGATTTCAGTCGGGCCGTGGCCGCTACCTACCAGCTGAACATCGGGAACGAGGTCTTCACCGTCTATGGAACTCCCTCATTGGGGGCCGCGTGACCACCCTCCGGACCATCAACCAGCTGCTCGCCCGGGTGCCGAGGATCGGCGGCCAGGACGCCGACCCCTTGAACGGAGCCTGCTCGATCCCTTCCCATGAGTTCGCCCTGCTCGACACAGACGGGGAGATCACCGAGCTTGTGTCCGTCTCCGACACTCCCTTCAGCCGGACCTGGTTGACCCGATCGCTGAACAAGACCGACACGGAGATCCCGGTGGAGGATTACTCGGGGTTTCCGACCCAAGGGGATGTTTACCTGGACCGCGAGACCATCGCCTACACGGGCAAGGACACGGACACGAAGACGGCGCAGACCGCCTCGTATGGGCTGACCGGGCAGACTGCAGACGGTGGCAGTAAGTACATGATCACCGATGCGTCCAGGACCGAGGACGAACTCGGAAACGGCAACTATTGGAAGGGGGCAACCCTCGAGGTGACGGCCGGGACGAACGTCGGGGAGGTCCGGACCCTGGTCGGATCCTACTACGACGAGGAGTCCAGCCGCGGGCGCCTGCTCTGGGATTCCCCCATGCCGGCGGCCTGCGATGCCACCACGGTCTACAAGATCACCATGCCACCCAACCGGATGATCTGTGCCGGACTAACCGAGGCCGACGACTACTGGAACGGGGCGGTAGTCGAGATCACCAGCGGGACGAACGCCGGGGAGGTTCGCTGGGTGCAGGACTTCACGGCCTCAACCGATATGCTGGAACTGGTGACCCCCTTCCCGGAGGCCTGCGACAACACCACCCAGTTCAACATCACGCTTTACCAGCTGACCGGCTGCACCCGGGGGATGTACGGGTCGGACGCTGCGGAACACAACCTGACCGACGAGCACGGGGCGCTGATCCGGCGCCCGGTCTCCGACAAGGTTCCTTTTATGAAGACCCGGCAGGTCAAGATCTACGAGAACCGGGTCGGGTGCGACGAGGCCGACGCGATCTGCACGGTCGGATATATAGACGACTACGGCCTGGACGAGGGCGGGACTTGCTATTCCTTCCAGTGTTCGGGCCTGCTCAAATTGCTGGCCCGGAAGTTGATGTCGAAGCAGGCGAAGGGAAAGATCTGTCATCGCCCGCTCTGGGGCGGGTTCTTCGTCCTGCACCACGACGTCAACCGGGAATCCTACACGGTGGGGAGCGCCCACTGCCTGGATGGGACCGTGACCTGGTTCTATGGGTTCGCCCTGGAGGACGGCCGCCTCGAGGGGTTCACGGTCAACAAGGTTTTCCTGTCCTCCCTGGACGACTTCCTGGACTCGGGCAACATCAAGATCGGAAACGAGATCCTGCACTACGATTCCCAGTCCCTCCAGCAACCGCTCCCCGGGGAGTTCGCCCGGTGCCTCTGGTTCGGGGACGAGGCGGTCGACCTGGACGTCGACGAGAGCGGCAACCCGAGCGGCACCCTGATCGTTTCCGACGTGGAGGCGGAGGGCTACGCCTGTTACCACAACCGCGGACTATTCGCCGAGAAGATCGGGGCGAAGAATATCAAGCAGAAGACGATATACTCCGCCTGGACTCAAAAGTTACTTTCTGATCCCCACAACTCGGCCCTGATGGTGCCGGAGGGCCTGGAGGTGAAGGCCTTCATCGAGGAGCACGCGGTCAATGAAGAGATCCTCCAGGTCTGCATGTGCGACGATACGCCGAAGTCCGACTTCGTCCGGTACGACTTCATCGAGTATTCGAGCCTCGCGGGCGGGAGCTTCGCGGCCGGCGACACCATCACCAGCGGGACCTCGTCGATCGACGCCGTGGTGATGGAGGTCACCGAGGACGGGACCGACGGGACTCTCCTGGTCGCCTTCGCGGATCCGTACTGGTCCTCGATGGCCGCCGCTGAAACCATCACTTGCGGCGGGGTCTCGGCCACGATCGACACCTACCGGAAGGAAGTCCGACCGCGTAACAACGTGATCGACGTGGTCCTCCAGCTGCTCTGCTCCACCGGGACGGCGGCCGAGAATGGTCCCTACGACACCTTGCCCGAGGGGTTCGGGCTGGGGATCGACCAGGACTTGATCGACATCGACGGGATCGAGCTTCTCCGCGACAAGTGGTTCGCCGGGGTGACCGTCAACTTCGTTCTACATGAGGAGACCGACTTCAAGGAGTGGGCCGAGAACAACGTCTTCCGGGCCGCCCAGGTCTTCCCGTATGAGACCTACGAGGGGAAGATCTCCCTCGCCTGCATGATGACCGACGCCGAGGCCCGGGTGGAGAACGAGGAGTCGAGTCTCCACCACTTCGACGCCGACCACCTGGACGCGAAGGCCCTCCCGGACTGGACGGCCGGGAAGGCCCCGGTCTCTTCTGTCAAGCTGAGTTTCAACAAGCATCCGGTTTCCGACGAGTACATGGCGGAGGCCGAGCTCCTGTTCGGATTCTCCCGCGAGTGGTACAAGGATCTCGCCCGGGCGGTCGAACTGGAACTCGGCTGCATTTACATTCCGGACGACAACGTCAAGCGAGTGAACCACAAGGACCCGAGGATCCCCGGCCTGCTCCGCCGGATGATGTCGGTCGTCTTCGATCGGCACGCTCAATATCCCTGCCCGGTGATCTCTATTCGGGCCGGTTACTCGGACATCAAGCACAACGTCGGCGACCCGGTCCTACTGACACACTCGCAGCTGCCCAACCTCCGGACCAGCCTCCGGGGGTTGAGTTCGGAGTTCTATCAGATCATAGGTCGGCACCCGGACGCCCGGGCGGGGAAGATCCGGTTCATCCTCTGGCAGATCGGGGTCCATGATGCCAAGTACGCGAGGCGGGCCCCGAGCGGGAAGATCCAATCCTTCACGGCGAACGTGCCGGTCGGCCAGGCGACGATCGTCCTCTTCCCCCGGACCTACTCGAGGACGGGTTCCAAGGATATCGAGCACTTCTCGGCAGGGATGAAGGTCTGCGCCGTGAGCCACCTCACCTACGCACACCTGGTGGGGTACGAGGCCTGGGAGATCGAGTCTGTCAACGAGGCAACGAACACGATCATTTTGACCTCGAACCCGACCAAGCCACCGAGTGCGAACTACATCCTCGAGTATGCCAAGTTCGACGACTGCTCCTCCGGCCAGCAGGAGGGCCGGGTATTCATGGCGGACGAAAACCACCTACTGGGATCGGGAGATGACTCGGCTTTCAAGTATCTTTAGCCTTTTTTTACTTGTGGCCTGTGGAGAAACGATGCCGAACGAAGACGTCAAGAGTTTTTGCATGTACCGGCCGGTCGCCGACGAGCAGTTGTTCAACGAGGAGTTTGTCGACGCCCAGGGCGAGGCGGCCCAGCTGGTGAATAACACGCTCTTGTGCTACGCCCAGTCCGGCAGGGTCCAGCAGAATATCATCCAGAACCTACCGACCGACACGAACGAACAAGACATCGTGATCGACGTGCCGGCGGGCCGGATGAAGAACGTCCTCAACATGGTGCTCGCGGGCAAGATGACCGGGGCCGGCCGCCGGGTGAAGGCCTGGCTCTACATGAAAACGGACGCCTCGAACAAGCTGGACCTCAACCTCCAGTGTGGACGCCACGCGGGGATCGAGGAGGATGTGGAGTCCACCTCGTTCATCTGGCGGTCGATCGAGATCGACTGCGACCAGGTGGACTCGATCACATTGAAGGAGGATCGGCGCCTCCGGTTGAACGTGTACGCGGGGGACTCGGACGTGCAACTGACCGTCCGGTCCTGGGCTGTCCACGAACTGGGGAAGGATGGCGAGCCCGACTCCGTCCTCGACGTGTCCACCGGGGTGATGGGCACGGTCGACTACCCCTACACGGCGGGCATGACCAAGATCATCAACGACAACATCCGGGCCTGTTACGCCCAGCGGCTCCCCCGGTCGAACCTGTCGAGCCATTGTGTCCTAGACTCGAAGACCCTGTCGGGAGCCTACGACGGGGACGAGCGGGGCCTCGGGATGTATGTCATCCGGAAGGCCGCGGGCGTCGACACGATCACGGTCAAGAAATTTGTTTTTTCCAACGGCTCCACCGGACAGGTGGACATCAAGGTCGGGCTTTATACGACTGCTGGGGCTGCGGTTGCCTCGGACACTCACAACCTAGTGCCACCGGCCGCGGAGTGGGACTCCTTCACCTTCTCCGGCCTGTCGACGGACGAGACGGAGTACGAGATCCGGATCGACGCCAAGCTGTCAAGCGGAGACGCCACCACCTGCACGATCCCGAACATCTTCACCTGCGACGAGCCGGACGGATCCGAGGTGACCCACCTCCTCCCGAACAAGAGCAACACTCAGAACGACGACGACGTCCTGGCCTTGACCTGGGCGAAGCTCCACCCGTGCCTCAAGGAGATCTGGGATCGCAAGACCCAGATCAGCCTGAACGACTTCCGCCGGCCAACCGTGAAGATCTCGGGCGAGACCTACACGGTCTTGACCCGCGGGGTGGTCTTTCCCTCCTGGGGATCCCGGCATCTGATCTGCAGGGCCCTTGTCTACCTGCCACCCAAGGAGCAGACCGGACACATCGAACTTTCCGGGGTGGTCGGTGGATTCTCGATCGGAGAGATCGTCCAGGGCGGGACGAGCGGGGCGACCGGGTATGTCGTTTATTACTACTCGGGCACGCCGAAGTATGTATCCCTGATCAGAATCAACGGAAACTTCTCGGACGGCGAGACATTGACGGGAATCACCTCGGGCGGGACCGCCACGGCTGCGAGTACGATCTACGACCCGACCACCACCGTCGGCCTGAAGTTCATGATCAAGATCTGGGACGACTTCGACGACTACACCACGGGACTCGGGGACATCCTGCAGGAGCAGGAGATCATCTTGTCCGACCGGCCGCACGGCCAGGGCCTCCTCGTCGAGTTCCGTCTGCCGATTCCGTCGGAGTATTGGAACGATCACACCGACTACGGAACCTATACAGGCCCGTTGACCTTCTCCCTGGTGACCACCCCCTCGCCCGACGGCGACTCGGTGGACACAGTCGACCACGTGATCTTGCGGGACGCCTCTGTGTTCGAGGAAGTCCCGGCGACTCTATGAGGTGAGCATGACCTTGATGGTCAACTACAGCATGGCCCACTCGGATCCGCGGGGGTCGCCCGGTGCCTCGAATATGAACGGCGTCAACGAACGGATGGTCGCCCATACGGCCTACGAGCCGCTGAAGCTCCGGCTCGAGGCCGAGGGGTTCGACGTCGACTGCTTCTCCGGCCCGTTGAATCCCGTGGTGAGGTTGATCCGGAAGAAGGCGATCAAGAAGGCGAGAAAGGCGGGGCGCCCCTGGGTGTCGGTCGAGCTCCACTTCAACCACCCCCCCCTGGTCGAGTGCCCGAACCCCGACTGCACGGTCCCCAAGATCGTCACGGTCGACGGGGAGCGGGAGGTCGGGAGGATGCGGCGGAAGATCTTTGCGGGTATCCCGTGCCCGGCCTGCGGGGCGGAGCCGGTTCGGTCCTGGAGGTTCGGGCCGACCGTGATGGTGAACCGATGGTCGGAGGCCTCGCGGGATCTGGGGGAGGAGATAATCAACCAGCTGCTCAAGGTGATGCCCTGGGCGAAGAAGCGGAAACCGATCTTGATGCCCGACTCGCGGTACGGCCGGAAGCTCTGGCCGGAGACGGTGGACCCGCCGGCCGCCCTGGTGGAGGCGGGGTTCGGTTGCGATCCGAACTTCTCGAAGTGGCTGGACGACCCGGCGAGCCAGGCGGCCTACGGGATGATGGTCGCCGAGGCGATCTGCGAGTGGTACGAGCGGAGAAAAAACACGCCCCTGGAAAGCTGGGGCAAGTGAGGTGCTGATATGGACAAGCTATTCGACTTCCTGAAGACACTCTCGGGCGGGAAGAAGATCGCCGTCTGCCTGGTGGTGTTCATCGCGTCCGTGGTGTTCTTCGCGGTCGGTCGGTTGAGCGAGGACAACTGGGTCGGGATGTCCCAGTTCCTAGTGTTGGTTGCTATCGCGGCCAATGTGACCGGCATGGGGATCCACGCCTTCGCAAAGAACAAGGTCAGCGGTGCCGTGAAGGTGGACCCGAACTCGGGACCGTGAGCGGCCTCACCTTCAAACAGATCACCACCGTCTGCTGGTACTGCGGTTACTGGCCGGTGAGGATCGGAAAGAAGTGTCCGGCCTGCGCTCGCAAGGTGAACAAGCCGATCGAGCAGGTGGTGGTTGTGATGTGTCGGTACTGCGGGAAGAAGAAGCAGAAGAGGACACGATGCCCAAGCTGTGGCTCGATCTAGAGTGGTGCGAGTCGGCGACGTCTTCGGCGCCGCACGACTGCATCCACGCCCGCCGGCCGGGTAGTGTCCGGGAACCGCCGGTCGAATCCGAGGAGGACTGGAAGGGGCTGGACATCAACGGCACCCACCAGACCTCACCCCCTCCGGGGGAGAAGGAGGACCAATGCTCAACTGGTGGAAGGCCAAGGCCTGGCCCTGGCTGAAAAAACGCTGGTGGATGATTCCGATCTTCCCCCTGGTTCTGATCGTTGTCTTCGTGATGGGGAGGAACCGCCGGGACGACAAGGCCTCCGCCCCGGCGGGTTCCGTCCCCACCGTGACCCCAGAGGAGCACCAGGCAGAGGACAAGAGGATCGAGGAGGCCCACCAGGAAGACCTGAACCAGATCGACGAGAAGTACGAGAAGCTCGAGGAGGACTGGGACTCATGGATCGACAAGGGAAAGCGCGGCGAATAATTGCCATCGTCTGCTTGATTCCGCTGGCCCTGCTGGTCGGATGTGGTGGTTCCCGACCCTTGAGTCGGCCCGCCGAGAATCCGGACGCCGAGGCCCTCACAGAGGCTCTAAAGCGTTCTTGCGTCATTCGAGAGCAGGCACCATCAGTGTATATCAGCCAGTGTCCGGTTGACGTCTTCCAACAGACCGGCCGGGGGATCCTCCGGTTGGGTCGGGCGCTCGAGGTCTGCCTGGCGGACCTGGGGGCCGGGGTGGCCCATGCTGCAAACGACCTCGCCCTGTCCGAGGGGAAGCGGGTCAAGGCGGAGGCGGAGGCGGAGAAGTACCGGAGCCAGCGGTGGTGGTTTCTGGGTGCAGGCCTGGGCGGTGGTGTGGTGTTGACTCTTCTCCTGGTCCTGGTGGCCGGTGGAGGATAGGCGGGGATCACTTTGACAGCAGGGAGTCGAAATCCCTACAAGTGAGAGCGAAGCGGAGACTCCCCGCCCCGTTTATTCCCCGTCGGCGGGGCGGGGAGTTCTTGAAGCAGTAAGGCTCGGGTTGACATATACACATAACTCCCCGGTCTGCAGGGGAAACCGGAAGGGGTAGGCGGCTTGCGTCTGGGTGTGAAAAAGTTCTTGTCACCTATGGACAGACGACCCCCGATCGATCTATTGTCTGACCGCAAATCCGGCGATTCGTGGGGAAACCAGCACATGGGAGGGGGAGAACAGGCGGGTCTCTATGGGGGAGTACCTGCGATCTCTCCGCGGGAGAATCACAAAGATCACCATGCGGGTGAAGGCGCTCGAGCGGCAGCTGGTCCACCTGGTCAAACGGGTGGAGCTTCTCGAGCGGTTCACGGGGTTGAGGGAGTGGGAGGTCGACGACTGGACGTGATTCAACGGGGGACCGCGGGTTTCCTCATGGTCTCCTCGTCGATGACCTCATCGAGATCAACTTCTGGTTTCGACTTTGGGGGATCTTTCCATTCGCGGGCCTCCAGCTTTTTCTTGAGCAGATCGATCTGTTTCTGGAGGGATTCGATCTCCGCCGAGTTATCGGCCGGGGGTGGGGCGGTGGTGCGTGCGGGGGTGACGTCACTTGAGCCGAGGCCGCTTGCGATGGTGGTTGCAAGGAAGAGTAAATACCCACCACTCGACAGGAGAGAACCGCCGAAAGCCATATCCGAATTGCCCTCTGAAATCCCGGCACCAACCAGGATATTCCCGACAATGAGGGCGGCCGATGATATGGCAAACCCCGTGATCGACGGCCCCGACCACCTCATCTCAAGGCCCCCTGCCCTATTCTGTACCACCTGGGCCGCACATCCGGAGCACAACAGAACGGCCAAGATCCCCGCTTTCAGCCTCATTGAAAGCCCCCTTTCGCCCCCACTGTACCACGGGAAAACTTTTTTTCAAAATGTGACGCAGGTCACTTGACAAGGGGATCGGATCGTGTATTCTATAGCTAACCTTGGGAGCCATGATGTCTGGTGCAGTTCATACCCCGAAACAATTTCTAAGGAACCCCCTGTCAACCGTTTGCGAACTGGGAAGGCTCCCAAGGTCATCCCAGCCGCGCGGCGGAGGGCAGGGGTTACCCGCGACGCGCCGGTAAAGATCCGACCGGCGCGTCGTCGCCGTTTCGGTTCCGGGCTCGCGGGGGATTGATCCGCCGAAGGATCAGGGAGGCCGAGATGGCAGAACCAGCCAAGAAGGACGACGACATCATCGAAGGTGAAGTCGTCGAAGAGAAGCCAACCGATCTTGTTCCGGTGTCGCGGACGGCAAGCGCCCTTGATGTTCCGGTCGCAGACTTCCAAGCCGCTCTGGACAGACGCAAGGCCAACCGGGACGCGCTGATGAAGTGGGTCAAAGCCGCGCTGAAGGAAGGCACAGACTACGGCAAGATACACGTTGTCAAGAAGGCGAAATGCCAGTATGCGGCACGTTATGAGAAGTGCCCGATCCCTGGCCACTACTCCAAGGACTGCCTGTTCAAACCGGGTGCCGAGAAGATCTGCGGGATGCTTGGGGTCACTCCGATCTTTCCGAACCTCCGCGAGTACGAGAAGGCCGCGGTCAACGGGCAGCCGATTGAAAACATCATTCTTCGCTGCGAACTCCAGAATTCACAGGGCGTGATCTTGGGTGAAGGCGTGGGCGCTCGATCGGTCGAGAAGGATTACGGCGACATCAACAAGGCGCTCAAGATGGCGGAGAAGTCAGCGCAGATCGACGCTACATTGAAGATGGCCGGGCTCTCCGAGATCTTCACGCAAGACCTGGATGACACGCCCCCGAGGGAAGATCCCAAACCCCAACCCAAACCCAACCCCCAGCAGAAGGCCGACCAGGAAACCAAGGCCCAGGCGTGGACCGACTCCATCTGGAAAACCCTGGAGGGTTCCGGACACCCCGATCCCCGTGGGGCCTGGAAGCAGGCGGCGAAGGATGCGGGGCTCAAGGGTTCGGTCGGAGCCACCCAGGCGCAGCAGAAGAAGTTCAAGGAGTGCGTATTGTCCTTGATTGACGACTGGCGATCCAGCTTGGACCCGGCATCCGAGGAGGCGGTCAACCACGACACTGGCCCGATCGACGATATGCCTCCGGGACCGGCCGAGGACTACGCCACCACCCAGAAGGTGAGCGGGGATCACGTTGACCACCTGATCGAAACCGCGAAGGCCTCCTGCGATTTCATCAAGGACAGCCGGGGCGTCTTGGAATGGGCACGGGGCCAGCTGAAGAAGTTCGATCTCAAGAGTCTGGAGGATCTCACCATCGACGAATACGAAGGGCTCCTGAACGTCCTCGACCACAAGATGGGCGACAGCCGCTACGACCCCCAGCGGGGTCTACCGTTGGATGGTGAGTGATGAAATGCCGATACTGT